ACAAGAACTATTGGATGTGGTAAGTAAACAACTACCAGCAATATAATACCACTTTAGTTGACTTTTCTTTGGGAAAGTCATACAATAAATAAATTACTATAGGAGATACCATGTACAAGTACAAACTTTGGGTTCGTATCAATGAATATCAAACAGTGAATACCATTGTATACGCAGAGAATGACTATGCTGCCAAAATGCTCGGAGAAGCACAATATGGCGTTGGCAATGTATTGAACTATACAAGGGAAGATTAATGAGTATGCATCTTGAAGGTCCGTGGCTCAGCACTACAGGCAAGCGTAAGGGTAAAGTAAAGTTCCGCAACGCTGATGAGGCACGGAAGGCAAGGGAACTTGAAGCGGATTGGCATGCGCTTCAAAAGAAATATGGTATAGAGCAGGAGCAACGTAAACAGCGAGCTGCCTTGGATCGTACTGTATATCAGCCACCAAAGCTGAATTATCGTGGAATGGATGCTCCACGTATTCCCAGCCTAAATAAAGGTATGGATAGTGCGCCTGCAACTAAGGCAGCACCCAAAGTCTATACCGGTACTAAAATTAAGGGTATTGGAACCATGCATAAGAGTAATGCTGTGCCTATCTTTTCAGATGATGAAGCTAGGGATATTGCTCATATGCGTAGATAGCGCCTTTAATTATCCAGCGTAAAGGAGATACAAATGATACGCATTGTTAAAATGCTACTCATCCTTATTGCCGCAGTAATTTTAGGATGGATAGGATACAAAGTAGTAATGTTTAAGTTGGACGAGAACAAGGAGATCAACATTAAAATGAGTTCCTTAAAACATATTCCAGCTGAAAGTATGAGCAGACAATTAGATTGTCTTGCTCGTAATGTATATCATGAAGCAGGTGCAGAACCATTTGAAGGTAAAGTGGCCGTAGCACAAGTCACATTAAACAGAGCCAATAGTGGTATTTTTCCAGCAGATTTGTGTAAGGTAGTCTATCAAAAGAATATGGTATATGAAAAGGTTCTTTGCCAATTTAGTTGGTACTGTACACACCCAAATTCAAGACCGCCAAGACATCAGGAGGCCTATTTGGAAAGTGAAAAAGTAGCCAAAATGGTGCTATTAGAAGGCTTTAGATTGCCCAGCTTGGAGGAAGCTATGTACTTCCACGCCAAATATGTTAATCCAAAATGGGATAGAAAACGTGTAGCTGTAATAGGCCAACATATCTTTTATAAGTAGGAGCAACTATGAGTTTTGACAAAGAAAAGTTTAAGGAAATGTTCAATATTAGAGAAATGTTTGAAAGCCTAATTGAAAACATTGGACATATCAGTGCAGAAACATTGAATTGGATAGCAGTAATATTGATACATATGGCTACTGTACCAACCCTTATAGCAATACTAACAGGGCTAACAGAGAAAATGCCGCCCGTCGATTTGGTTGGTTTGGTTTGGTTAGGCTTGTTCATGTTCTTCCTACGCAGTGTGATTGCAAGGGACTTGCTCAATATCATTACTATTGGGTTTGGTTTCTTTGTACAAGCAACACTAATGGGATTAATTATTTTTAAATAACCAAAAATGTGTGACAAGAAGTAGGAACGATTGTATAATTTGAAATGTAGTAAAACATTAACCCACAGACATAGAGGACTTTATGACTAAATGGCTCGTTATATTGGCGCTTGTTATTTTAGCACCAACTTTTGTAATTAATTTATTTTCAAACGGTGTAATGTTTGTAAGCAACCAAGGTAAAGCCCTTACTACAGAAGTAGTTAAGGAAGCAGGCAAAACTATTCAAGAGGCACAAAAATGAAGAAGTTATTACTTATTCCAGCATTTGCTGTTCTTGCTGCCTGTAGTGGTATGGAAAAAGTTCCAGAACGTACCAGCTATGCTCAACCAGATTGGTATGGCAAATGTGCTCAAGAAGGTAGAGAAGGGTGGTTTTGGATGGCCAAAGACTATGTGTATGCTTGTGGTGCAGGTGAAAGCCAATTCGCACAGGCAGCAGAAGAACAGATGTATGCCATCGCTCTTAACAACTTTGCCAAACGTATTAATGGTCGTGTTAACAGCGAGACCAGCATTGAGATGACTGATAAGAAACGTACTACTCGTACCAGTATCAGTTATAAGGTTAGTGATACTACTGTAGTTGACCATGTTCAAAAGGAGCAGGGTCGTTTTACTATGGGTGGTCGTCATTATACTTTCGTACGCTTAAAAATGCGTAAGGAAGTGTTTGATCGTCTGATTCAAGAAAATCGAGACAAATGAAAACCAAGCTTGTTTTAACTGTAATGGCCATGGTTTTTGTGGCGGGGTGCGCCAGTGCCCCTCCAAAAACTGCCCGTCAATTCTGTTATACCAGTAAAGATATCACAGTCAAAGACGGAGAGAAGGTCAATAGTCAAACTCAAATCCGCTGTAATGATGATCCAATTGAGACTATTCCTACAGTGCGTATGGGTGTAAGTGCAAGATGTTTTGAACATCCCTATAGACAAAAATTGCCCAATGGGCGTATTATTGAAGGAATTAACTATGCTTGCCAAAAGCGTGACGGTACTTGGGAAATTATTGACGGCCGCGGCATTAATCGTTAGTACCAATGTTAATGCTCAAATTGATATCCGTGTACCAGAAGGTGTTTGGAATGTTAAAAATAGCCTTGTTAGACTGTTTGACGGATTAAGTGACCATGACCGTAGAAAACATCAACAGGCTATGTATACTGCTTTATCCAATCTGGATAACGGTGAAGTCATGCGTTGGTATAGTGACGACAGTTACAATCACGGTCTTGTTGAAATTGTTATGACTCAACGATTAAGTGGTAAATTATGTCGTAGAGTATATGCACAGGTCAATACAGAACGTAGGCGGCAAGCTCAAGAACATTGGGCATGCCTAGATGAAAGTACAGGGATGTGGGAATTTTTCAAATAAATATTTGATATGGTTCTCGCATTCTTAACATTCTTTACAGGCATTGCTATATCAATAATAGCAATATATTATAGTGTCTTAGGGCTTGCCAGCATATTCAGTGCGGCAGCTCTAAGCGTAATCATTATGGGTACTGTGCTGGAAGTCAGTAAACTTGTTACAGCATGGTGGCTTAAGGCTAATTGGTATCGAACTCCGTGGAGTTTAAAAGGATACTTAACTCTTGCTGTAGTTACACTGATGTTTATAACCAGCATGGGTATCTTTGGTTTCCTAAGTAAGGCTCACAGCGATCAAAATCTTGTTGGCGGAGATGTGATGGCCAAAATAGGCCTTATTGACGAAAAAATCAAAATATCAAGAGAGAATATTGAAGGCAACAGAAAACAGCTCAAACAATTAGATGAAGCCGTAGATCAAGTAATGGCTCGTAGTACAAATGAACAAGGTGCAGATCGTAGCAATCAGATACGTCGTAGTCAGGCCAAAGATCGTGAACGTTTATTAAGAGAAATTGAACAGGAACAAAAGAAAATCACAGCTCTAAATGAGGAAGCTGCTCCAATACGTGCTGAAGTCCGTAAAGTAGAAGCTGAAGTAGGACCAATCAAGTACATTGCGGCATTTATATATGGTGAGAATCCTGACAGCAACCTACTGGAAAAGGCTGTAGTATGGGTAATCATCTTAATTGTATTCGTATTTGATCCCTTAGCAGTGCTACTATTGTTAGCCAGTCAATACAGTTTCCAATGGGCTTTTGCTGAACGTAAGGAAAAGGAAAGTCTATGGGCTAAGATCAAAGAAGAAATGCGTCCTAAAGACAAGGATGAGGAACTGCCTAAAGAAGAGCCTAAATATGAAAAGGATGATGGTCCTTTAACAGAACAACAGGTAGAGCAAATTATAGAGTCTGCTCCTAAACCAAAAGAACCATCTGTAGTACAAAGTTACCTCACTAAACCAGGTGTATTTTTCAAGTGGCGTCCAGAACCTAAAGAGGAAACCGCACCCGTCGAAGAGCCAGCTTTAGTAGAAGAAGAAAAAGTGGCAACTCCAATTACATCAAGCCCTATTGTCATAGCAGATAATACACAAATTAAACCTGATGAGTTAAGTATAGATCCAATTCAAAGTCAAGTTACTAAGCCTCAAGAGGATAATCTTGATAATGATAAAAAAAAAGTAGCTACTGATGATGAAGATAGAGTAATATTGGTTGAAGATGAAGAAACACGTAAAATAAATGAATTAAAACAATATGAAAAAATATTGATGAAGTCATGGAAAGATGCCAATCCAGATGATACTATTAAGCAGCAATTAAAACTACGTAAAATGGGGTTGATAGATCGTTTACCTTGGCAAGTTGATGAATTGGAAAAAATTAGAGAACAAAAGAAGGATATATGAACTTAGGTAAAATTAATGTAATTACACCTCCTGATAAACTTTTTAATCAAAATCCCAGTATATTATTGGTAAAACCCACAAACGAAGTTAAGGAAGCGTTTCAAAAATACATATGTCAAGTTTTAGATGAATTAAATGTATTTGTGTTTGATGAAAATGAAATGGATATAGAATGGCTGTTAAGTGTACATGCTTATGCAGACATTAGTATTGTAGATATTGATAACTGTGATCCAATTACCAAAAGTTTTGTCACATTTATGATTAGCCAACCAGAAACTTATTATATTACAAAAGATGAGCTGACACCTTATGGTTTAATAAGTAAAAGTAGAATATATGATTTGGAAGCAATTCCCTTTTTTAAACATGTACAAAATCCAAATGAAGGTGACGATGAATAATTTTAATGGTAGAAGAGTATTCCTTAAAGAAGATGAGGATATTAATAGAGCTCTGCGCAAATTTAAAAAGAAAATAGATGATAGTGGTATTCTTGATGATTTAAGAACTAAAGAATTTTTTGAAAAACCTACTACTGAACGCAAACGTAAACACGGTGCAGCAGTAAATCGATATAAAAAGAAATTAGAAAAAGAAAGATTGCCAACTAAGCTTTACTAATCTTATAATTTGTGTTATCATAGCTGTACTATGATAAAACATTTAATGGTTGACCTTGAAACTTTAGCCACTACACCTAATGCTGCAATATTAAGTTTAGGTGCAGTCACCTTTGACCCTAACTCAGATCATATATATGATACACTATACTACAGAGTTGAATTAGAAAGCTTTGATGGTTTAGATAGTTATATAGATGATGGTACAATAGAATGGTGGAGCAAGCAGGACCCTGCTGCACAGGAAGAAGCTTTTGATCCTAATGATAGAGTAGACATCCGTACCGTAATGGATGAATTTTATAAGTTCTGTATGGGTTCTAGTAAATTTTGGAGTCATGGCAGTACATTCGATATCATAATTTTAGAACACTATTATAGGCAAATTGGTAAACCTTATCCTTGGAAATTTTGGGAAGTAAGAGATACTCGTACTCTGTTTGACTTGGGTATGGATCCAGAAATGCCCCAGGCTAATAAACATCATGCTCTTGAGGACGCTCTTAGACAGGCCATAGGAGTACAAAATATGTTTAGAAAACTGGGTAGAAAATTTGATTGATAATAAATAATGTTGGTGCTTATTTAAGGCCCATTAATTCTTGCTTAATTTAAGGAGATGACAATATGAGTAAGGTAATCGGTATCGATCTCGGTACTACAAATAGTTGTGTCGCTATTATAGAAGGCGGCAATCCCAAAGTAATCGAAAATAGTGAGGGCGCACGTACTACGCCAAGTATAGTAGCCTATACAGATGATGAAATACTTGTTGGCGCAAGTGCCAAGCGTCAAGCTGTAACTAATGCCAAAAATACTATATATGCAGCCAAACGTCTTATAGGACGTAGATTTAAAGAAGAAGCTGTACAAAAAGATTTAGATTTGATGCCCTATGAAATCATTGAGAATTCAAGTGGAGATGCTTGGGTACGAGCTAAGGGTAAAGATTTAGCACCTCCTCAAATCAGCGCAGAAGTATTGCGTAAAATGAAAAAGACTGCTGAAGACTATTTAGGTTATGAGGTTGATAAGGCAGTTATTACTGTTCCTGCCTATTTTAATGATAGTCAGCGTCAAGCTACTAAAGATGCTGGCCGTATTGCTGGCTTGGAAGTTCTTCGTATCATTAATGAACCCACTGCTGCCGCGTTGGCTTATGGCGTTGATAAAACGGATAAGAAGGATCGTAAAGTAGCTGTATATGACTTGGGTGGTGGCACTTTTGATGTAAGTATTATTGAAATTGCCAATGTTGGAAATGATAAACAAATTGAAGTTTTAAGTACCAACGGTGACACATTTCTAGGAGGTGAGGACTTTGATCAACGAATCATGGATTATCTTGTAGATAGTTTCAAGTTAGATCAAGGTTTAGACCTTACTAAGGATGTATTAGCTTTACAGCGTCTAAAGGAAGCCGCTGAAAAAGCCAAAATTGAACTTAGCAACAGTCAGCAAACTGATATTAATCTTCCATATGTTACAGCGGATGCTTCAGGACCTAAACATCTAAATGTGAAACTTACACGGGCTAAATTAGAAAGTCTTGTAGAAGATTTAATTGAACGCAGTATTGAGCCATGTAAGATAGCCATGAAAGATGCCAACGTAACAGCATCAGACATTGATGAAATCATACTTGTTGGTGGTATGACACGTATGCCTAAAGTACAAGAAGCAGTAGAACGCTTGTTTGGTAAAGCACCACGTAGAGATGTTAATCCTGATGAAGCTGTAGCTGTTGGAGCGGCTATACAGGGAGCTGTTTTAAGTGGTGAACGAAATGATGTGTTACTTCTTGACGTTACTCCCCTAAGTCTTGGAATTGAAACCTTAGGTGGTGTTATGACTAAGATCATTCAAAAGAATACAACAATTCCTACCAAAGCTAGTCAGAACTTTAGCACAGCAGAGGATAATCAACCCGCTGTCACTATTAAGGTATTTCAAGGTGAACGTGAATTTGTAAAAGATAACAAATTATTAGGTGAATTTAACCTTGAGGGTATTATGCCACAGCCCAGAGGTATGCCTCAAATTGAAGTAACCTTTGATGTAGATGCCAATGGTATTATGAAAATTAGTGCTAAGGATAAGACTACAGGTAAGGAAAATAAAATCACTATCAAATCAGATGGTGGATTGAATAAAGATCAAATTGAAAAGATGATACGTGAAGCCGAAGCTAATGCTGAAGAAGATCGTAAACAACGTGAAATCGTAGACTTACGTAATACCGTTGATGGACAAGTTCATAATATACGTAAGGATCTAAAAGAGGTAGAGGCCAAGTTGTCAACAGCTGAAAAAGATGCTATTGAGAAAGCTATTACAGATGTCTTAACAGAAATCGCAACTGGCAACAAAGAATCAATCACTCAAAAGCTGAGTGACTTGATGGCTGCTGTTCAGCCTATTTACAAGGCTAAACAAGAAACAAATCAACAGTCTGATAAGGATATTACAGATGTTGATTTTAAAGAAGTAAAGGATGCAGCCTAATATGTTGACACATAAAATAAATGTGCTAACATAAATATCTTAGTAGTGCTCAGGTGAGGCTACTATTTAATCTTGCTTAAAAAGGAGAAATTAAATGACACAAGTAATGAGAGTAGACACAGCGGCTTTAAATAGAGCGCTAATTGGTTTTGATCGTATTTTCAATACAATGGAACGTAGTTGGGCTAATAGTGCTAATAATAACTATCCTCCATATAACCTTGAGCGTAAAGGTGATATCTATACTATCACATTAGCCGTAGCCGGTTTTGATCGTAATGAAATAGATGTTAGTGTAGATCAAGATCAGTTATTAGTAACAGGTGAAAAAAGACCTATTGAAACAAGTGAGGATGTTGAATATCTTCACAGAGGTTTAGCATATCGTAGTTTTGAAAAAACATTTGCTCTTTCAGAACATATGGTTGTAAAAGATGCAGATCTCAAAAATGGTTTATTAACAATAACCATTGAAAGAATCGTTCCAGAGGCACTATTGCCCAGAAAGATTCAAATTAATCAATCTTAATTTTAAGGGGGAGGTTACTCCCCCATCTATAATGGAGTTAATCATGGCTGTGGATACAGAAATTACTACAGATATTAAATTAGATGAAAAAGTTAAAATCACCGTTAGTAAGCCTAAAAAATGGCATGTAGTTTTTCTTAACGATGATCATACTCCAATGGAGTTTGTTATAAGTATTTTAATAGAAATTTATAAACACTCACCAGAAACTGCACAAGGTATTACTTTACAAATACATGAATCTGGTAGTGGTATAGCTGGTACATACAGTTTTGAAATCGCAGAAATAAAAGCAGTAGAAACTACTAACTTGGCCAGAGCTAACGGATTTCCTCTACAAATTAAATTAGAAGAAGAATAAAATAATTACGGCCCCTTATCCTCCTAAGTAAATATGCTTAGGAGGTTTTTTATGAGTTTAAGAGAAATTACAAAAGATCTGCATCATGAAGCAGAAACAACTAAGTTTGCAAAATTACTATTAAGTGGTAAAATCAGCAAAGAAGATTATGCCAACTATCTATATCAATTGTTACCAATTTATGGACCAATTGAATTTGGAAATCGTATGTTAGGACATTTTTCTAACATACAGGGCATTGAACGACTACCAGCAATATATCAAGACTTTATGGAATTAGCTGGACCAGATCATAAGTTTGTTTGGCTACCACAGACCCTAGCCTATCATGACTACCTGGTTCAGCTAACCAATGACCTAGATCGTAGACATTTACTTAAGGCACACTTATACTGTCGTCATATGGGTGATCTCAATGGTGGTTTAATTATTAAGAAACAGGTAGCACATATTAGTAGCGGTAAGTTCTATGAGTTCGCTAATCCTGATCAACTTAAAGTGGCCATTAGAGCAGAACTAACAGATGAATTAGGTGATGAAGCAAGAGTAGCATTTGAGTGGGCCATTAAGATGATGAGGGATCTATACAATGGAGAGTAAAGTTTGGGACGCTCTTATCAGTGTCCAACACTTATTAGAGGCAAGTTTTGAACGCACTGGTACAGAAGCTTTTGAACCAGGCATGGATAGATTTAATCAACCAGGCTGGGTCAATCGTGTTTGGACCAGCGAAGCCTATCGTCGTGCTCACGTAGATGTTGTAGATGCAAGAGAGAAAAAGGGTTTGTGGATGATGCATTGTTGCGTATTTCCACATACACATAATCCTGCCCCAATCTTTGGATTTGATGTTATAGCCGGTAAGAATAAAATTACTGGCTGTTTTTATGACTTCAGTCCAACAGCCGATGCTAATCATCCTATGTGTGAGTGGTTTGCTCATGAAGTTAGTAAAATGGATTGGCGTAAAGAAAGAGCATTACCAGATTGGGCACAGCGTATATTCAGTAAGAGCATGGTAGCAGCAGGTAATGTACAGGACGAAAATGAACTAGATCAGATCATAGCTATGGCTCGTACAGGAGTAGATCATTATCTAAAAACCGTAAGTGAAACTAATAACACAGTACTTAATACAGCAGAACAGCAGAATTTCTATGCACAAAATCAAAAAATGAATCCACATACTCCTAAAGTGATGACTAGTTTGGGACTGAATGAGGAGGATGTACGTGTATTCATACAGGAGTGTTTGTTCCCAGAATTAAGGTAAATACTTTATTATGCGTTTCTGGGAATTTAAAATAGATGAGTCAAGAGGAGTCACTGCTAGAGATCCAGGTGAAGTCTATGTCAGTGACAAAGATCCTAACGACAAACTAACCTTTCAAAGTAGTATAGTTTTACCAGCAGAGGGTTATGCGTATCAAACAGCAGAAGAATTAGAAGCTGCCATACAAGATACTATTCCAGCTGATGCTGAAAGAGTGGACGATAACAAGCCTAATAAAGGCACTTTAGCAGCCATTGTAGCACACACAACCAAAGAAGAAGAGGATGGCCCTCACAGCATTTATCATGTACGATACCTTAAAGCTATACCTGCCAAAGGTGTGCATGGAACATGGGCTACTCTAAAAGGTTATAAGTATGAAAAGGGTGCTAGGAATGAAAGCATTCCTATTAAGCCATCTGATATAATAGATGATGAAGCATTTAGATCTCCTGAAGAGTTAGCAGAAATGGTCAAGGCCAATGTAGCAGCCAAGGTCAATGGCACAGAACATCAACCACTAGCATCCATTATATCACAAGCAGTTGATTTAGCCATGCAGGGTAAAAAAGAACCTATAATAGGTGGAGCACAATATAGCGCAGTAATAGGCAAATATGCCGGTGAATTTTTAGGACCTATAGCAGTAGTAGCAGGCAATGTGCGTAATGGTGATATTGCCAAAATGCTTAACATTTATAACCTAGAATCATTAGCAGGTAGCACTATTATGTTTCCAGCTAGTTTAACTACAGAGCTGGTAGATAGTTATATTAGAACACCGAAAGGTATAGAAATTGGTGTTAGCACTAAACTTAAACAAGGTGGGGGAGCTGCCAGTAGTCTAAAAGGTATAGTAGCTTTGATGACTCCAAAAATAAGGAAAGCCTATCCAACAGGTTCCAAAGTTATTGACCTATTAGGTGGTGAATCTAGAACAACTTTTCCTGCATATCATCAAGGACCATTAGATGTAGCTAAAATGTACGGTATAATTGATGACGCAGATATACAGGCTATGAACGTAGTAGATAGAGGCAGCAAGAATATAGCTGATTTAGGCACAAAAAAATTACAAGCATTAACCAGTAGTCAAGGAGTTAAGGAAATGGATAACCCTGCTTATAGGGTGTATTTCCATGCTCTAGCAGCTATAGTTAATCAAATGGTCATAGCAGTGAACGATGATGAGGAATTCGGTGATGCTATGAAAGCAGCACTGAATAATAACAACTTTTTACAACTTTTAACCGATGTCAAAATAAGAGGCAAGGATTTGGTTTTAGATTACAGTGGAAAATATCCAGCTGTATTTGAAGGCAAACCTGTACTAAGAAATAAAGCCTATTTTGCTACTGGCCAAAAAGGCAGAATAGGATTTAAAATGGCATGAATACACTATTAGACAACGGCGTTAAAATTTTTATACTTATGTGGTTTTGGCCCTACTTAATTATGGGTATTAGTAGTGACTACACTAAACCCCTTTGCCACTTATCAACTCTGCGCTAAACACATTCTTATTACCAAAGTCAATTACACAGGCAATCTTATCATTGTTCTGTAGCAATGTCCAAGTATTATTTTCTTTACTGATCCACAGACTCATACGACTTTGAGTATCGTCATCTACATCACCAACCCACACTGGGTTTTCCTTTACCTTACGTAGTTCACCTATAATCAATTTGGCATCACCACAGTTAACAACTTTATTGACTTGTTTAATTTGTTGAGCAGATACCACTGCGGGTATCAAAAGAAAGGCCGCTAGTAGTAATTTCATAAGTGCTCCTAAAAGTCCCCCATTTACAGTAAAAGGGTAGCGAATCCTTTACTGAGGCTCGGGGGAGAGCCACATAACCCTAACGGTCCTAGGGCATGTTAATCATATTTATCAGTGCTTGGATAAAATCGTGTAATACTAGCATATAAGTCTCTGTTAGGTTGACAACTATCAGTATGATATAAATGAATTTTACGCCTTGGATTTCTATTTTCATAAGCCCGTAAAACTTTGGGGCTATAAATATGTAAAAATTTATAATCCAAATAAATCAATCTATCTATACTTTCTTCATCAACTTCTGTTGTATATGTTTGTATACTTGTTATATTATGATATGAACTAAAATCTCTACTATAGGTATCACCATGTAGCCAAGTTATTGGTTCATCGGGTAATACTACATCACTGGCCCTATCAGCTAATCGTTCTACATTATACCCTTGGGCTATCAATCTACTTTCTGTTATAGGGCCAATACAATAGATTTTGTGTTCGTATAGATTTTGAGTAGAGTATTTTATAGCGTTAATATGAGTAATAAATATGCTGTCAGTTTGTATAGGACAAAATTCTACACTTTCGCTACGTAGGCATGGTATCCAAATACTGTATTGATCGGTAAGATTGGGCCGATTAATCTGTGTGAATATCTGTAGAATCATGTATAATTATTTATGAAATTTTTATTTGCTTTAATCTTATTATTTGGTTTTAGTCTACTTATGATACCAATGGTAGGGATAATTATAGGACTTGCAAAAAAGTTAATAACAGCATAGGATAAACATAAGTATACACATGAAACAATATACTGATATTTTCCTTGATATCTACAATACAAATTTTTGGCGAGATCAGGAGAGTCGTAGTGGAACAGGGTCAAGCCTCGTCAAAACACGAAAATTATCCGAACATCTTCCAGAACTTTTTAAAAAATTTGAAATTAAAAGTATTTTAGATTTACCCTGTGGTGATTACAATTGGATGAAAGTAGTTGATTTAAGTGGGATAGATTATATCGGGGGAGACCTTGTACCGGAAATAATTAAGGATAATCGTATAAAATATCCAGAAGTCAATTTTATAGAACTTGATCTTATTGACGGTGAACTGCCTTTTGTAGATTTAGTATTAATACGAGATTGTCTTGTTCATTTCCCCAATAAATTAGTATTCAAAAGCCTATACAATTTATGTCTAAGTGATTGTAAATACGTACTAATGACCACATTCCCAGACCATGTAAATACTATAGATATAGAAATGGGAAAATGGAGGCCATTGAATCTTGAGGCAGATCCATTTAATTTGCCTAAACCACTATACATTATAAATGAGGGTTTAGTTGGGGACGCCTACGATAAGAGCATGGCTCTTTGGAACATAGACGATATCAAAAATTGTCTAATAAAGTAGTAGTTAATGACGCAAATTTAGCCATTTCACTTGCTATTTTAGCCAAGTTTGCTATATAGTATACGCAGTTTAGGCTTTTATAGCCTTTTACTTTTTTAAGGATGATATAATATGACAGTTAGAATTACAGTGACAGATAAAGCAGTTAACGCAACCTACCAAAATGTAACAGGAGTGATTGGTGGTAGCGGAGTAGGCACAGGAGCAGAGTTTGATGTAGTTAAAACCAATGGTGTTTATGGTGTTACATTAGATCAAGCAGGTACAGGATATGTAGCAGGTGACACTGTTACTATTGCAGGTACTAATCTAGGTGGAGCCGCACCCGCAAACAATTTAATCGTGACCGTGGGTACAGTTGGCTTAGGTGGCAAAATTGCTACCTTTGGTACTGTAGGAACTGGGCGTAAAGGTGACGGCAACATTGATATCCTAGTAGATGTTGATGGTACTGCTGGCATTGATGAATATACCTTTACAGGTAATAGCACAGACTACACACTAAGCTATACAAATGGTGACATTATCGCAACCAGCGACCTTGCCACTAATTTAACTTTTACTCTAAATGATCATGAGCGTGTAACATTTGATGACAAACATTTGGCCTTTGACGTAGCAGCAGATACAGACTTAGGTAAAATTCTTGCTCTAATGACTGCTGCTCTTGGCGATGGTGATGTCACATCAGAATATATTGGTGCTGGCATGTACCTAAGAGAACACCTTGGATGGAGTATTAAAGATATTGCAGCCAAGATCCTAACCAGCGATGAATATCTTGCCGACGCAGGTGATGCTAAAAATGCTACCTTTGCCAAACATGTATGGAAAAATACATTTGGCATAGATGGCACATATGATCAAATTAACGCAGTTGTTGAAGTGATCGAAAAGCATGGATATTCACAGGCTGATGTGCTAATGGTTGCTGCCAATAGACCAGAACTATTAACACAGATTGACTTCGTAGGGATCCAAACTACAGGTCTTGAATATACACCATTTGGTGGTTAATTTTTAAAGGAAATTATATGAAGAAAACAATTCTTGCAGTAGCATTAATGGCCGTTGCCGGTGCAGCACAAGCACAGGTTACATTAGGTGGTAAAGTTGGCGCTTATGTACAAAATGTAGAAGTTGGCAGTCGTTCCAATACTGCTACTGCTACAGAGCCAACAAACAACCTCAACATTACAGCCAGAGAAAAGGTTGGCGGTTTAACAGCCACAGCAGTTGTTGAAACCAGTATTGGTGACAACACATTTGGTACACCAGGAACACGTCTTGGTGATCGTCAAATGACTGTAGGTATTAGCAATAACTTTGCTGGTATTAGCCTTGGTCGTAATACACATGGCCTATTCAACACTATTGCAGATAGTGATGTATTCGGTGCCGTATATGGTTCACTTGCAGGTGATGTTCATAACCTACGTGGTCTACGTCTAAGTGATGCAGTTCATGTTAATGTAACTCCTGCTAAAGATATCAATATTGGTCTTAACCAAACACAAGGCTTGGCACAGGAAGTTACTGTAATTAGTGGTAGTGGCCGTGTTGGTCCAGCTCATGTTGCAGTTGCACGTTATGATGCAGGCCGTGAAGAAAGCACAGTATTGACAGCAGCTACCAAAGTTGCTGGATTTAATGTAACTTATAGCCACAGTGATAACAAAGGTGCATACGCTCATAAGGGTGACCTTGTTGGTGTATCACGTACTAATGGTCCTGTAACATTAAAGGCCAGTTATGGTCGTACTAATCGTGATACAGATGCCTATGCTGTAGGTGCTGATTATCATTTGAGCAAGCGTACTGACATCGTAGTTGCATATCGCAATGTAGATGCTAAGGTAAACGCAGCAGATACAAGCCAACTTGGTATTGGTCTCGTACATCGTTTCTAATAGGTTAGAAATGGTTAAAAAGGGACTTGACGGTCCCTTTTTTTATCTGTATAATATACACATTAATAACTGTAGAGGCTAATATGATCACTATTAAACAATTTATGGAAGTAAGTCAATATCGTATCACTGAAGGCAGTGAGTTTGGTTGGCCCTGTTTTGGAGATCGAGCCTACATGCTCAGTGCTTGGAATGGTGACCACGATGGTTGGAGCCTAAATATTATTTTTGACACTGGTACCCAAGAGGTCTATATGGTAGAGTCCTGTGATTATAAACGGGAACGTGCCTATCGTTTTTTTAATCCTGAATACAAAGACGTTTACTTTGATTATGGACGTGAGGAAAATTCACACTATATCAATCAAGCGTGGGATAATGTCAACTACACTGATTTGGAAGTAGAAGAGGATTGGTTGGAAAAGAGCCGTAAGATTGTGGCCAATGAGGATTATGATAATAAGGTCACTGTACCATTAGAACTCACTGATGAGGAAATCTTCCAATTGATGAAGATGGCACACGAACGTGATATCACCCTCAATCAATTGGTCGAAGACCTTCTTTGGTTGGCTGTTAAAGACGCTGAACGTAAAGCGGCTTAGATTAACCACCAACCTCCTGCTCTATATACTACGGCTATGCTTTGATGAGGAACACTGATAACGTAATTAGTTTTCTTATCAATTAGCGTCCCAACTTGTGGTTGGATGGTAATTTTACCACTGCCTTGTCCGTATTCATCTTTAATGTAATACACCCTACCTGGATCTGCATCGGGTAGGGTGATTGTTACAGCACTGGCACTACTAACACCTATATATTCATCATCCGCTGTGGCAGTATAACTTGTGGTTGTGCCATACACAGCAATTAAGTCAGCACCTGTAGCACTGACTGTAATAAATTCATCGGTATAATCAACACTAATACCAGAACCTGCTATAATTGCAGGACTACTGATTATGCCATCTTCTGTTACATTTATATAATCACCTACCTTAACTACTCCATAGTTAAGTTTGGAAGTTGACTCGCTCAAATAACTCATTTAACGCTCCTAAAAAAAGATTGGGTTATATTGTTTTTCTACACCTGTGATAAATGCTTGTCCAAATGTCATAGTGTTATCACTAAATAATTTTTCTGCCTCTATCATTTTAACTGCGTCATTGGCTTTTTTAGCCTTGGCGTGATTTAACCATCCATTCCAAATATCAACAAATATTGGAGTTGTAACAGCTTTAGTCCATTCTGGATTAAGAGTAACTAAAGTAGTAGTTAATCTATCTATAACATTGCTTGCGACTCTTGTTGTTAAATTATCTGTAGGTATATTATTTTCAATTAAAGTAACTGCTTCAAATAAACCAGCTATTAATCCTTGAATTGACGTAGCAATGTCATAACTCGCTATAGGGTTATAAACTAACCTTACTGCTTCTGCAAATCTTGGACTGATTCGCATTAAATTAGCCTGAGCTATACTTGGGTCTTGTCCTGTACCAGTAAGACTGGTAAAAGTTTTTACATAATCAGTTAATTCAGTCAATGATTGATTAACTTGATTTCTAAATGCTATTCTACTAACCATAATTTTTCCTTTATCTCTTATACCTGCATAATAGATCACTATAATCACAAGGATCTACCTTATACAACTCGTCTAAATATTTGTCTCTATAATAATCTCTACTTCTATATGCATCATATAGTAGCCAATCATAATAGGGTCTATAGTAAGGTCTATAGTAAGGTCCATAGTCTCTATAGTAGGGTTTTGGGTAATATCTCATCGTCGCTCCTAAACAATCCACCAGTTACCACCACGGTAGATCAAATTAACACTTTGGTAGGGTACTTCTATAACGTAACTATCCTCCCCATCTATCTTACAGGCTGTGCTGTCTTGACAGGGTATGATGGTAATTTTACGATTACCCAAAGGTGGTCCCATTTCTGCTTTTACAATAATTTCCAAGCAATCTCTACTATTGCAGGGAAGTTCAATAATAGTCGGTCCATCACTATTAACGCCAATATAATAATCAGTATTGTCAGCACGGTAGTCCTCTGATACCAAAATTGCTTGGCAGTCACAAGAACATTCTCCAGGCGGTCCAATAGGTCCGACAGGGCCATCGAGTCCTTGAAGGCCTTGGCTTCCAACCTCTCCACTCGAGCCGCCAAGTCCTTGTATACCTTGGATACCCTGGGTGCCCTGTGCTCCATCTGTGCCTTGTAGTCCTTGTATACCTTGGACGCATTGTGTTCCATCGTTCGCTCCTTGATTAATAATAACGGTGTCATTACCTGGACCAGTATCTATTCCACCAGCAAGAGCATATTGTGCCTGTTTGATTAAATCTTCAGGTGCCTTTTCTCCATAGTGTAAACGAAGCAATGCCTCTTGTAATTCTACTAATTTTCTTTGATTCGTATCCATAATGACTCCAAAAAAGTGGGCCATTACGGCCCACTCCAACTACAGACAATAAGGAACAGATAATGTAAATTATCTTACATTATTGCTGGTCGATGTCTGTCCTACTCCTGCCATAGTACCGAAGTTAACCATACCTTGGCGAGTTTCCTGTAGTTGACTTTGGAATGCTTGTAGTTGACTATTCAATGCAGCCCATTGACCTTGATCAGC